CAGGTCCTTTTTGCCTTTAGCCATTAGCAACCTTTTTCATGTCTACGTTAAAGGGAAGGGTCTTAGCAAGGTCAGCTAGAGGTTCGCTCTGGTCAAGACCAGCGTCGATCCCGTTGTCCTTGAGGAAACCTCGGGCGACGTTCAGGTCTGCCGAGGTGGCATCTCCAGCCATGACGCGGCGGAGAAGTTCTTCCGCTACGGCTGCATGAAGATCGCTTAGAGTTTTTTCGTCCATCGCACATTAGGGCATAAGGAGTTTACAAACTAAAGAGGCCCCTGCGCCAACGGCGGCAGAGACCCCATAAAACCATGACTTAGACTGTTCCAGATCTCGGATCCGTTTGTCGTGGGCGTTGAGCTTTTCTCCTTGGGCGGCCTGCCCTTGAATCAATGAGTCAACTTTGCCCTCTAAACGGCCTAAGGCAACCAGGATGTCCGAGTCCATCACGTATCTCCAATGCGCGTAAACGTAAAGTGAGTGTAGTTGATGGAGGCGTTACCGACCAACGCATTGCTGTCGTTGCTCTGGGCCACCGTAAATCGGACCTTGACGGACGCCGTAGCCGTTACGTCAACCAAGGCAGACATCATAATGCTGCCATACTCGACGGTAGGAAGGCCGTTCTCTAGGCCCTGGGCAACTGCCGTGTAGGTCGGGCTACCTGCATCGGCATTCGTAGACACTTCGATCGAAGCCGTGCAGCTACCAGAAGCAGCCGCAGCCGCCGCCTGGAACACCGCCTCGACCTTGTAGAAGCCTGTCTTCGGGAACGTGAAGATGCCGCTTGATGCAGTCATCACATCCCCGCCGAGCTTCGCAGCACGGCTGAGGTTTGCCGTGATGGGCGATGCATCCCCCGTCAAGTTAGAGGTAAGACGCCATTGGTCTACGATGGGAGCAAAGTAGACTGATGGGATTGCTCCCTGAGCGTTAAGCTGGACGACCTTACCAGAGTCGCCCGTGCTCAAAGATGTCCCGTCATTAGTAGACGAGGCGGCAACTTCCTTTAGAAGTTCTGTAGTTACTCTAGTAGTCATTATTCAACCCTCGTGAGCTTCATGATTTGATTAGAAATAGAGTAGCCTGCACTGTTTGCGTGCTCTTCTGAGTGAACAATTCTAAATTTGTAGTTAGCATTGTTGATTCCGCCTGTTGTAGTTTCTAAACTTGCTGCTGCATCGGTGGCTTCTCTTCCTCCTACTGTGAAAACAATTCGAAGCATGCCGATGGGAACAGAGCCATCATTAACTGCGCCTAGAGTGATAATAGTATCTGAAGCGTCGTTGCCGATGTTGTTCCAGGTGCTTGTTCCATCACCCGTTCCGTCAGTAGCTCCGCTAGGAGGACTTGCGTTAATAATATGTTGAGCGTTAATAACTGGCTTTGCTCGGTCAGTTTCGCTTAAGTTGGTTACTCGACAAGAGTAATCTACCATCCAGATGCCTTTTGTAATGGCAAAGAAGTCTTCAGTTCCATTAACAGAAATACCGCCGTCTGGTCTGAATCTGTGATCAGAACCCGAAATCTGAACCAACTCTCGGGCGCCGTTTGCAACAGATGCGGTGCCTGGGTGGATTAGATAACTACCAACAAAAGCGTTAGCAGCAATGTAGTCTGTAATCTGCTTTTTGCAAAGAACTTCTATATCTAGAACGTCAGCAATCGGCTTAGTGTCGTGGTCGATTAAGATAAGACCGGCTTTAGTTCCTCCGTCTTCTCCATCAACTCCACCTTGAAGAGTAGGGATTTTGAAACCGCCAACTTTGACGCCATCAACGGTCGCTTTAATGTGCGGACCCTCACCCTTTGAATTGTTGGTTTTCGTGAAGTAAATAGATCCAGCACCTCCGTAAGCTACTGACGTTCCATTTCCACCGGCTCTTAGACTAGGCTCACCCGCATCGTTAAAAACGATAGCACCAGGATCGCCGTCTGCGCTAACAATACCAGCGTTGCCGTCGTTAGAGTCAACATGCTTTTCAACCTTGATTCGCTGAACGTCGTTTAGACCCTCTTCAACGACTTCGGTTCCACTAGCGCCTACCGACAGCTTGTGCTCGGCTTCTAGCGTAACATCGCCGTTGATCGCAGCGTCACCAGTCAACGTAAAGGCGCCCCCAACAGTCAACGCACCGCCTACTGAAGCTGCGCCACTAATCGTCAACGCGCCGCCATACGTGACCGTAAGAGCAACCTCGTTTTCTCCGCTAGACTTCCAATCGTAGACACGGATTGCGTAGTCACCTGAAGCAGGCTCGTCGCCTTGCAGTTCAAGGAGGCCGTTGCCGCCGCTGGTATAGAGAAGCGCGCCGTGGCTGTCAGGACTTCCCTGTGCTCCCGTGGCGTTCTGGACGCTACCAAGCTCTAGCTTAGTCGTAGACAGCGAAGCAGTGCCTACCGCAGTAGTCGCGCCGTTGCCGAGAACTACTTGACCATCATCCTCAACACGGAAAAGGTCGTTGCCGCTTTCGTCTTCGACATCGATTAGGTTGCCCGTGTGGCTCCCTGATGCCTTTTCAATACTAAGCGCGTCTCCCGTAACAGAGCCAGCTTGATAAGGCTGCGACACCACGTTTCGGCTGACGCCAAAGTTACGGATCGTAATCTTAGTTTCAGCAGGGAGAACCGGGTTATTTGCCCCAAGCAACGTCAGCGTGTAGATACCGCCGTCATACACAACCGTGTAGTCCGTCGTCGGCACCTGCATGACGCCGTCGATCTCGATCAGATACATGCTGTCAATAGCAGTAGCTGGAGTAGGAGTAGTAAGAATGTACGTCAGGTTATCTCCCGACACCGTCATACCGCTCTTTAAAACCGACCAAGACTGCGGCTCACTACCGCTGTTATACAGGGCAAGGCCCGTAACATAACCGAGTGAAACAGCATCACCCTCGTTAATGGCTGTTCCTAGGTTCTTGATCCGCCGGTTGCCTGCGTTGTAAGCGTTGTCGGTCTCAATCGGCAGCGCACCCCCGCCAGTATCAATAGACTCCTGGACGCTATACAGGAGCTGATTGGTCTGCGTATTGAGGTCGCTAGCCTTCAGCACAGAGCCGTCCGAGAAGACGCGGGCAGCTTCATCGATGCTGGTCGTGCGGCCAATGCGAACTTCGTCAGTCGCGGTTAGATCGACGCCACCAGCAGATGCTGCCTTGATGACAACTTGGAGAGCAGGAGACGTAGTGACCGTGAACTGCGAGGAGGTTAGCGCAGTGATTGCGCCGCCCACCTGAGTGACGGTGACGTAGATGTCAGTAGTATTGACGTATTCAAGACCTGTGGGGGCAAACGTGCCTCCAATTTGGGTCGAGTTGAGATCTCCGGCTGTCCCGAAGTCAACGTATGAGTAAGGTACAGGCATAGTTATCGGTTGGAAGTGGGGGCCTGGGAAATAAAGTGTTTAGAAAGTAACTGATCAATCCCTGGAATCTTAGCCATCCACCATAAAGATTGAATTTGTTTGAGATCTCGCTGAGTAAAGTCTCTGTTTTTAAACATCGCGTCTAGGGATGATCCGGCGACATCCTTTAGTCGCTCAATGTTAGACATCGCAGTAGATCCGAAAAGGGGGTCAACCGCTAGTCCGGTGGTTCTCATAGAAGAGTCGAAGATGCCTTCTCCAGACTCAGTCACGAAAGGAGCAACAGAGTCGATCAAGGCAGGAAGAATAGAAGCGTAGCCGCTTCGCATGATGGCAGATTTAATCAGACGATCATCAGTCGTCTTCTCTGCCCAGTAAGCTTCAGGGTCAGCTTGGCCGAGAGAGCGGTAGTAAGTCACGGCCTTATAGCCCAGCATCGCCAAGAACGACCCGCCAATGACGTTGCCCATCTCCTTCATGTCTCCACGGGCAACACCCGCAGCTAACTGCTTAGACTTGGCCACGACCGTGAATACGCGGAACTGCGACAGCAGCTTACCGACATCGGTGTTCATCCACATCGGCATTTCACCGAACGTCTGTCGCTGAATCATGCTGTCTGTGTTTCGACGGATCGCCATGATTAGCTTATCTACAATTGCCTTGTCTTCTACCTTTGAGAAGTCAAAGTTCTTAACGCTGTAGTTTCCGAGCATGCCCTTAGACAGGGTCACGTATTCAGGGTTAGACAGGATCTTAGAAACTCGGTCGATGTCCGACTGGGACATGCCTAGCTGACCAAACCGTTCAACTGAGTTCTCCCACCAGCCCTTGGACAGTCGAACCGAGCCGTCAGCGCCTACATCGTAAGCCTTGTTGACGAAGTGCTGGAACGAAGACCGCGCAGCCCACCGCCGCATAAAGGTATCCATAGGCATAATGCCCAGGGGGTTCAGCGACGCAAACAGGCGTCCTGCATCAAGGTGCCGACCCCACCAACTGTTATTGAGGTAGTCATCGTCAAACCCGATGTCGTCCATGCGGCGCATGAAGTGGTCGCCACGGGCGTAGTCACCGCCGATCCCGGTCACTGCTTCTAGGCAAGAAGACAGTTCATTCGCCTCTTGGCGCAATCGCGGACTACTGGTGCGCTTAAGACTCATCTTAAACGTCCTGCCAATATCCGACAGAGAAAACTGGGACATTGCTGCTTT